CGACAGCGATGGTAGCAGGAGATTTCGAGAACTTTGATTCAAGCTTGCTTACTCAGATTCTCGATGGAGCACGCATTGTATTGAATGATTTGGCACAAGACCTGGAAGGGTTTGAACCAAAACATAATGATATACGTGATGTGCTTTTCCACGACCTAGTGCACTCAGTTCACCTGGCAAAAGACCAGCTATATGCATGGACTCACTCTTTGCCAAGCGGCCACTATCTAACCGCTATCGTAAATTCAATTTACGTGAACTTGGTGTTCCGATACCTTGCATGTGATGCATTGAATCTAACTGGACCTGATATCGACCGACAGTGTAGGCGCCTGAAAATGGTGACCTACGGAGACGACCACATTGTTGCCATCCCGGCAGAATGTGAGGAAAAATTAAATCAAAACACACTTCCCGACCTGTTTGCAAAAATTGGTATGGGATACACTGATGAGACGAAGGATCTCACACGAGAACTTTCAAACACTCGCCCTATTGACCAGATCACTTTCTTAAAGAGAGGATTCAGGTATGAACCTAAACTCAATCGCTGGGTTGCTCCGCTAACTCTAGACACAGTGCTTGAGACGCCCTATTGGGTAAAGAAAGGTAAATCACCTGTTGACGTAACAAAAACAAACGTCGTCTGGGCATGCCATGAACTGGCATTGCATAGCGATGAAGTGTTTGAATTGTGGACGAACAAGATTAGGTCAGCGTGCAAACGTGTCCTTAACTGGATGCCTAATCTTTCCCTCGAACGAGTGGAATATATCCAAATTCTCAGTGATGATTTCGATCCCATCGAATCATAAAACCGGAATATAAACCACCGCAAGGACCGGACCTTGCACTGAGTCAAGTAAGATCTTGCTCTCTTATGAAAATATCTGACGTAAACAAAAAGAGAGTACTGCTACTTGGCAAAAAGGATGCACTATTTAGTGTTACCGCCCAAGATGTCCTGCTGCAGCCCAGCATTATCTAGGGCACCGTCAGTCGAGCTACATGTCTTAGTCAACATTAGCTTTAAATACCGACTAGCTTCAACACAACAAATAAACGATACCATGGAGACATTCTCACATGCCTCCATTCCCC